AAATCGCATCATGATGATGATTTTGGGGATGTTCGTTTTCAGCCTGCCGACCCTGGCTTATCAAGAGTTGCAGCGGAAGACGCAATGGAAGTATGCAAGCAATGGCCGGATTGGCCGGCGTGACGCAAAGCAGTTCACCGGCCCTGGCGATGACACGATCACGCTATCGGGCTGGGTCGCTCCCGAGCTCACGGGGAGTCTCTACTCGTTCGACGCGCTGCGTCTGATGGCGGACACGGGAAAGAGTTGGATTCTGATTCAAGGAACCGGCCGCATCTATGGGTCGTACATCATCACTGAGCTATCGGAGACCCGCTCAGTTCTCGACGGCATGGGTGACCCGGCCAAGGTCGAATTCACGATCACGCTCGAACGGACTGACGACAGCGTCTTGTCGATGCTCGGCCTTGGCGATATTTCGGACCTCAAAAACATGTTGAGCCTCGATAGCATCACGAACAGCATCACCGAGGGCGCAAAGAATGCCATCGGCAGCGTCGTCGGCGGCGTCACTGACAAGATCGGCGGTGTTGTCGATGCCATCAAGGGCAAGTTCGGCGGGGGCGGCGCATGACGGCATTTGTTCCTGCTTTCAAAGTGACGATGGATGACAAGGACATCACTATCCCTGTCACGCAACGCCTGTGCAGCTTTCGATTGCTCCTGACCAGGGGCGACGAAGCCGACCAGCTTGACTTAACGCTAGATGACGCCGACGGCAAGCTCGCCTTGCCTGCGACCGGCGTCAAGATCTCCTTCATGCTGGGATGGAAGGGAAAGCCGCTCGTCGATGCCGGCAGTTTTACGGTCACGGAGGCAGGACACTCGGGCGCGCCGGATCAGATTACGATTCGCGCACGCTCGGCGAACCTGATCGACACATTTAAGCAGCAGCGCGAACGCAGCTACCACGACACGACGCTGGGCGCAGTCATCGACCAGGTCGCGGCCGAGAATCAATTGCGGTCGGGAATTTCCGATCCGCTGCGGGGCGTCGAGATTCCTCACCTGGACCAGACGCACGAAAGTGATGCCGCATTGCTGCGCCGACTCGGTAAGAAGTACGACGCCGTCGCGACCGTGAAGAGTGACACGCTGCTTTTCATTCCGATCAACGAAAGCAGGAGCGTCAGCGGCAAGGAACTGCCGACGGTGAAAATCAAGCGTAACCTCGGCGACCAGCACAATTACCTGTCGTCCGAGGCCGACGCATACAGCGGCGTGCGCGCCTTCTGGTTCGACGACGATCATGGTATGCGGCGTAGTGTCGTCGCGGGCGTCGCCGGCAACAGTAAACGCCTGCGAACGACCTATGCGTCTGAGGATGATGCTCGCACTGCCGCGTCGTCGGAGTGGCAGCGGCTACAGCGCGGCCTTGCGACCTTCGATATGACCCTCGCCGTCGGCGACCCTACTATCTCACCGCAATCGCCTGTGCAGGTCTCTGGCTATAAGCCGCAGATTGATGCGACCGAGTGGCTATCGAAATCGGTCGAACATAACGGCAGTCGCAACGGCTTCACGACGCATGTGCAGTTTGAAACCAAGACCGAGGCGGCCGATACTGAGCGCGAATTGCAGAACGATCCCGACGAAGGAATTACGGGCGTCATCGCCAAGTGGAAAGATAAGGTCAGTAAAAAGTCTGGAAGCCAGACCGCCGGCGCACTCGGGAATCCGAAGACGCTGAAGCACGTCTATGCGAGCAAGCAAAGTGCAAAGCGGGCCGCGAATTTGGAGTGGGAGAAAATTAAAGAGGTGCGCGAGATCATCGCCGAAAACAATCAGGGCTGACCGTCTTTCGGTAAGTGTCGCCGCGACTGTCTGTACCATTTCTACTTTGTCAGCAAAGCCACAAATTCGTCATCGGAAATCTCGCGATCTTCGTATTCGAATCCGTCGGAGATAGTCGGCGGAAACATTGTGGTGACTACGTGGCTTGGGCCAACATGTACGCAATTCGGTAAATAAACCAATCGGATGAACGGATGAGACTCCCATTCTTTTTTAATATAAGCCTGACCAGGAACAGGAAGAAACCACGGCTGCGTGCCGAATGCACTGAACTGTTCGCGAATCAATCCTTGAAGGTTGTGAATTGCCTCTAGCGCTAGGTCGCGCGGTTCTTCATCCGTTGATGGATTGAAGTGCAAAGCAGCGTTTCGCCGGCCGTTTAGTTCTTTGAACAGCGTGACCGTGTTGGGTAAGAGAATGCCCCAGCTTTCGAGCGTATCGATTACTAGCGGCCAAAAATCGAACGAATCTTTTCGATAAACTTTTTTATACTCTGGCGTTCCCTTGAATTGGTCGCGCAAATTCAGCATCAAGTGATTGAGGATACGCTCGCCAAGAGCGCAGGCAGATGTCAGCGCCGGATAGTAAGAGCCGATCACAAATGCATTGCGGCACTGATCGAGAAAGGCATTGTGATAAGCGACAATCGACCAAGGTTTGTCTTGCAAGGCAATAAAATTTTCTATCTTGGCCGGCAGGCGCTGCTCACCGAACTGGCGAGCGAAGTTGCCAATCGCTTGTTGCCGATTCGCTTCGTGATGCGCCTTTATCGCATCTTCCCAATCGTCATTGGCCGGCTGCAGTGTGTGCGCCCTACTGTCAAAGTCAAACGTAAAGATTCGGTAGCGTTTCATTGATACCTCTCACTTTCTTGCCTCAACTGTAGGTCGTCCATCGACTTGAACCACCCTGTAGACGTTTCCGGCAGCAAGAAGCATTATTACCGCAGCGAACGCACTGTTTGCCAATTCATCGCAACATAGTAGGCCGCCGATGGCTGTTGCCGCGACGACGTTATGCGCATCTATGTTGTCGTTTGATATTTGGTCGGCTGGTCTCTGTGCGAATCTCGAACGCTTTGCCAGCTGCAACGCGACCCAATACCGGACGTAAATGTATCTGACGGTGATAGATTGCGAATTGATCATGTTGAGCGCAGACTGTTCAGAAAATCCGTGCTGATTCCACAATGTTTCGAACGCAACTTTTGGCGCTCCATAGGATAGAAACAATAGCAGTTCTTTGTCCGACACCTGGTCACGCCTGAGTCGTTGCAGAAATTCAGGCTTAAATTGCTTTAGTATTTCGGATTGAAATTCAAGAGCATTTTCTCGATTTTTTTCGTGCGTAAGATGGTCGCGTCTCAGCTCCTGAATGTATCCGGTTGGATCGTCGATAACTTCAGCCAGAATCTCATTTGTCGCATCGTCCCGCACGGCTTCAAGGATTCTCCGAATTGCCGGCGTTGCATCGTGATTGATGGCGTATTCGTGCATCGGACGCTGCAGCTCAATCTCGGCCTTCAATAGCTCGCTAATCGATCTTGCTAGAAAGACCCTGTCGGGAATCGTGGATAGAATCCTTAGAGACTCCCGAATCGTAAGCTCGCGATTGGTGGACTTTGCTGATTCGAACATGACCAGATCGGGAAGTACAAAAAGATGGGCTGCATCGTCCGCTGCTAAAGCTGAGAGTTCGTCCCGTCGCAGGTAGTTGGTATCAACAACAAACGGCATTCGCGTCATCGTTTTCCCTATCGAGTTTTTGCCCAATTCATACCGTGGCCTTGCCCATCCGACTGACATTCTCGTGTGCTGCCGTTGCTCGCCTTGATGGTGCTCCCGACCGAAAACGGCTTCCCTTCGAAATAACATCTATCCTCGGCAACATGCTGCTCGGATGTTGTATCGGAAGGCATCTTGTACAGTAACCAGCCGCATGATGCTGCAAGAATTGCGATCAATACATACTGAGCAAAAATCGTTCGTTGCGCGCGACCGAAGGAGGCGTCTTTTTCGGTGCATGCGGCGCAGTGGGTATGATCCGTTTCCGTTGGCCTCGCTTGTTGGATTGGTGTATCCGGCGCAGGTGGAGTAGATTTCGAGACTCCGGCGGCAATCCAACCTTCAAGCGTTTCCTTTACCGTGAGATAGTGCTCCATCGGTAATTGTCGGAACTTGCGCAATCCGAAATCAGCGATGAAGATTTTATATATGTCGAGCTCCTTGTCGCCGCAAATTGCCGCCCACTCTTTCACAAGAATATTGATTCTCTTGCGTTGGTAGTCAGTGATTAGCTGTACTTCCTTTTTGACTTCGCTCAAATTCAAATTGACGACGTTGCTTAAGCGCGGTGCCTCTTTCACGTCGCCCATTACTGCCTGACCGACATCCCCTGAAAATTCTACTTTTTCCGACATTGCCAATTCCGTTACAGATGTGATCGCGCGCCAGGTCGGCGCAGCGTGATCACTGATGATGCCTACTTCGTTGCTTTTTTATACGCGCCTTCGGCGACGAAAAATCCCTGTGCAGCACCTTTTACGGAGAGCGGCACTGCTTCGACAATTGGTGAGTTTTCATTGGTGAGAACTTTGAGTTTTTCTCCTGGGCCTGTCAGCACGCACCGCTTGCTATCGAAGTAACCTTGTAGACGCGTCTGCTCGCCAGCGGCGGCCATCTTGAAAGCTGCCAGCAGGTCGTCGGGTGTGATGCAAGCGACCGTCGGACTAATTGGCTCAATGATGTCTTCGGCCTTGAATTTTGGTGGTGCGGCGACGGCTGTCGCGCATGACAGGGCCGCAAGGCATGCCAGATATTTGGATTTCATACTTCCCCATCTTGGGCCAGCGCTGCGCGCCATCCCTCTTGTTCTGTTGAGCCGCTGCTTGGCAGCCATGATGTTGCGTATCGTGATCACGATACGCAACAAGTCGTCATTTTTTTTTGCGACCGACGTTGATCGTTTGCGGGGCGGTGATATTGCCGGTGATCTGTTGGCCTACCGTACCGTGAAAGGTTACGTTTGCGGCGCTCGTTGGCGACTGCTGCGGGCCGTTTGCGCTGTTCGCACCTTCAACCACACCAAGCACACGGGCTTTTGTGCGAACGTCCAACTGACGATAGCCGGCTAAGAGCTCTTTTTCATCATCCGACAAACCATCGCCGGACAGCGTGCCGAGCAAAACATAGTGAGTGTCAACGCCAAGGGCGGCGACTGCGATCAGGTAATCGGCACTTGGAAACCGCTTGTCTTGCTCATAATTAATTTGCGCCCCTTTTTCTACCCCGCCGACAGCCGCAAAGTCAGGTTGGGTAAAGCCTAAGCGTTTCCGCTCTTCTTTTAATCGTTGCCCAAAGGTAGTCATTACACAAATATTTTCTTTGACAGGTACGTTTTTGAGTACTATATTTACGTCATTGCTAAGTGACGTACACAAATGATATCCCATGAGCACACTCGATACAGTCCCAAATACTGAGCATGATGGCGCTTCGAAGCCAATCACGATGCGCCTCAATCCCGACGAGCTCGCGAAAGTCGAGCTCTACGCCAAGCAGGACCAGCGCACCCGCGCTTCTTTCCTGCGTCTGCTGACGCTGCGCGCTCTGGCGGCGTATGAAAAACAACTCGAATCAACCACCGCTTGAACCAGGGAATACCGCCATGTATCCAGACCCGAAACGCGTTCGCCAGCATCGCGTAATGCTGCGTCTTGACGATTACGAGCACGCCCTCGTCGAATCGCTCGCCCACTATCAAGGCGAAGCCGTCTCGACAATCCTGCGTCAGCTTGCCATGCGCCAGGCCGCCGCAATCCTCGCGTCAGATACAGGGATGAGCGTACCGCACGCCGCCGCCTGATCAAAGACAGCAATAAGCAACTTTTGAGCAACCGAAAATGCATCTGGAACAGTCCCAGCTTAACGACGACGAACTGGCAATGATCGAAGCCGTTCGTGTGCAGCAAGGGCTTGAGACTGCCGACCAGGCGTTCGAGTGGCTCGTCAAAACATCCGTGCGCGAAGGCGCAAAGAAGATCACCGGCCGAGGCCGGGCGCTGTATGCCATTGAGAGGAAGCCATAGCATGAGAGTGATCAGCATCCCTTGCCCGCATTGCCAAAGCCGCGTCCGCGCGACCAAGAGTCGCACCATGTCGAGCATGTTCAAGGAAATCACCTACATGTGCCAAAACGACGAATGCGGTCACGTCTTCGTCGCGGGGCTCGAAGTCTTGCGCACGGTCTCCCTCTCGGCAATCCCTGCCGGCGATGTCCGCATTCCGGTCTCGCAGCATGCCCGCAACGCTGCACGAAACCAGCTTGCCTTAGACCTGGCGGCAGCATGACGGCCGCCAAGCAAACCGAGCCGCCGTAAGCGGCAGCAAATCCCATTTGTCATTCAATCCGACGCACGCCTCAAGGCGTGCGCGGGATTCGCTCACCCCGACGAAAGCAATCATGTCCGACGCATTTCTATATTGGTCGCCTGTGATCCGTACGTATTTAAAGGAACTTCGAGAGATCGAATCCGACTTTGATCGTGCGATCAGCGTTGCCGTGCGCTACAGCCGTAACGATTTGTGCACGCTCGCAGCCGCAAAGCGTGAGATTGGCGCGCGCATCGCTGCCGGCATTGGCTATCTCGGCGGTATGGAAGGAGCATGGTAAATGCGTGCATTGTTCCTTGCTATTCGTGGTCGCTTGCCTGCGCTCGGGATCCTGGCTCTGTTGAGCGCTCCCGTCGTGTTACCGGCCCTCGGATTGGTCAAGGGATAGTCATGCGTACCGCCAAGGTTAAAGACCACGCGTCATTTCATCCGGCCGCCGACTTTCTGCGTGCTCGTGACGAGGAAACCCCTACGCCGCCCAATGACCCAGTTGCATTGGCGGCATTGGCAGCAGCGAAGGCACAACTCCGAATCCGCGAGCGCCAGGACATGACGCCGATTGTGGCGAAAGCCTGGGGCGTGACGCCGCGCGCTGTGCGCCGCAACGTCCTCAACCTGGCCGGCCTCGATCCTGACCGTTGGGAGTCCCCCATCCATTCATTTACCGATAGCGAGCGCATCGCCATGCGCGCAGCCGCCAATCGCGCTGTACGTGCATACGAAAGTGTTTTAAATGCGGTCTAAAAAAGTCGAAGTGCCAAATCGCACGCTACACGAGAGATTCATCAAGTCCGAGCGATTTGCTCCTGAACTCGCGCATATTCCGGTCAAATGGCGCAAGCGCGTCGTCGATGCCGCGCTCGACAAAATGTCGTGGTCCAGCTGGTGGAAAATTTACGAGAGCATCGCTGTTGATCATGTGCGTGCGTTCGCCGCACAATACGTCCCGGCCGGCGTCGATCTTTCTCAGGACGATAGCGACATCATCGCGACAGCCGAAAAGGCCGCTGCGAACGTCGTCAAGATGCTGTGGACAGCGCAGTCAGAGCAACACGCTCTCGACATCATCGCTACTGAGTGCGCCGACTACGGCATCGAAGTACCCGATTTTGAGGATGACCCTACTGCCGTTATCGCTCGCGCGATTGATGCACGGTGGTGGCGTCGGCAACTGCGCAAGTGCGTCAAGCGTGCATTCGAGGCGGGCAATATCAAGCTCGGCTATGTCCACTATCGCGGCGAGCCTTATGCCAGCAATGACGCCGTTTTATCTCGCATTTCGCAGAACAAGCGCAACGCTGCAGCGTTAGAGGCCAGCATCGTAAAGAACGAATTCGGCCAGCAATTCAGCATCGCCGAGCTCGCGGAAAAAACGACGGCCAATAAGGCGATCCGGCGCAATGAACTCATGTTGCGCATCAATGGGTTCGAGCAAATCGCCCGTGAGAACAACGATCAGGGATTGTTTTTGACGTGGACATGTCCGTCGCGCTTTCACGCAACGCGGCACGACGGAAAGCCGAATAAGAACTACGATGGCTCGACGCCATATGAGGCAAACCAGTATCTCGGCAAGATGACAGCGCTTTGCCGCTCTGCATTGGCGCGTCGCGGAATCGGCCTTTATGGCTTTCGCATCGCCGAGCCCCATCACGACGGTTGCCCTCATTGGCACATGCTCCTGTTCGTGCGTGCAACAGACAAGTACAAGACCGAGCACGTTACTGACATCGCAAGCCGTGCGGTCAGGATCATGAAGCGCTACGCATGGCGCGTTGATCGCGGCGAACCTGGTGCATTCAAGCGCCGCCTCGACGTGAAGAAGATCGACTGGACCAAAGGCAGCGCGGCTGGCTACATCGCGAAGTATGTCGCTAAGAACATCGACGGCGTTGCGGATCACAAGACAAAGGAAGGTCATATCGTCGCCGCTGAAAATGTCGGCGAGGTCGAGCTCGTGCCGTCGGCCCGCGTAGAAGCCTGGGCCGCTGCCTGGGGCATCCGTCAGTTTCAGCAATGGGGTGGTGCGCCGGTCACCGTATGGCGTGAACTCCGACGTATCGACAAAGGCATGATCGACAAAGCGCCGCCGGCAATGCTTGCTGCGTGGAACGCGGTTCAAAAGATCGAGGGCGAACAGCGGGCGTGCTGGGCGAGTTACCTGCGCGTGCAAGGTGGAGCTCTGATCAATCGCAAAGACCTCGTTATTACGCTTGCCAAGGACGAAAAGACCGTCATCGGCCGTTACGGTGAGACGCAAAAGATTACGCCCTATGGCGTGCGTTGCACTGAGCTCGTCGGGGTTGTCTTTAAATCGGTTCGTCACACATGGACGCCAGTTCAAACAGGTGACGTTCGCGCCTCGGGTGGTGTTGCCGTTGCCTTTCCTTGGACTCGTGTAAATAACTGTACGGACCGCATCGACCAATCTTCGTCGATGCCTTCGCCTTGCCTGCCGTTGCCATCATCGGCACCGCCGATCTTCTCGCATGATGAAGCGGCGCAGCTTACTCATGCCTGGCTTGCGCTGGGTGCTTGCCCCTGGCCGCGCCCCGTCGTCAACGAAGCGCCGCCACGGCCGACATCTGACATGTGCGCCGATGAACAGCGCCGTGTCATGGATTCATGGGACGCCATCAAGGCGTGCCCATGGCCTCGCCTCGTTCTCAAGATGGACGAGGCCGAGCGATCCGGCACCCCGCGCCAGATAGCCGAATGGCAATCGCAACTTGCCAGCGCGGCAAACACCATTCAACCAACAAAAGAGAGCGCCCCATGACCGCATTTCGCGTTGTCGTTCGCACTGAACAATCGTCTTTCACATACACCGCCATTGCAGCCCATAGCTGCGATGTGATCGCTGCCGCCGTCGATCAATTCGGTTTGTGTTCCGTAACGGCCATCATGGAGAAAAAAGCATGAATGCACGCATTGAAAATCTACCGGTCAAGTCCGCAAAGTCTGTGATTCCGCGCGACTTTGTAGTGAATCCGCCCGCCGTCGGTGACCGCGTAACCTTCAACACCCCCGACGATGGCGTGCTCGCTGGCTTCGTCTCGGCGTTTCGCTCTCACCTGGGCAATGGCGAGGTGTTCGCCTGGGTAGAGCTCGATCACCAATGGCAGGGACTGTTTCGAGGGGTGCCGCTGCGTGACATCGAAAGCGCCGACGGTTTTGGGCGAGGGTTGGACCTGGGGCGCTCGTTGGCAACGGGAAATTTCCGTGAGCAATACCTTTGCGATTTTTCCAGCCATGCGACGCGCTACGAACAGCCGGTGCAGCCAGCGCAGCGCGCTGACGCCGCGCAAATCGCCGCATTTATTCGCGCTGATCCACGGGGGTTGTGATGATTGTGAAGCCGAATTTTTTGCAGCAGGACGGCCAGTCCATTGCGGCCGCTCATCACATATTCAAGGTGCTCGACGATGTCGGCATTTTTCTGCGGACCGCTGAAACCGCGCCGCCAGCCTTTTGCAGTTTTGGGGTAGTAGACCTGGTTGCCCAGGTCGTGACGCTGGTCGGCAGCGCGGCAGAGTGCGTGCCGCCGATGGATACCATTCTGCGCGTGCCGCTGGCCTGGGTGGTTTCCTACGATGAATGTATCGTCCGGCAAGCGGCCGAGGCCATCGCCGCGGAATACTCCGAGCTTTACCGGCGTTGGAATTTTTGGGATGCCGTTCATGAGTAGACTATTTTTGGATGATGGCGAGCTCGATGAGCTCACCGGCATTGCTCGCGGTGCGACTCGGCTTGGAGTCAAGAAAACCAAGTTTCAGTTACAGACGGCATTCCTACGGGATCGAGGGATTGCCTTCATTCCGAACGCGCGCGGCAAGCCCGTCGTGCTGCGTTCGGCGCTCGAATCGAAGTCGGCCGGCGTCGCGCCGACACAAGGTTGGCGGCCGGCCGCCATAGGGGGATAGCATGGGTCGCAAATCGACAAAATATTCAAACCTGCCAAAAGGCATGCGTGCGCGCGTTCAACGCAGCGGCGCGGTCTACTATTACTACGAGCAGGGCGGGACCAAGCGCAAGGAAATTTCGCTCGGTTCAAATTACGTCGAAGCGGTGAGAAAGTGGGCCGAACTGGAAATGGCTGCTCCGGTGGACGTGACGGGAATTATCACGTTCCGGTATGCATGCGAGATGTATCAGAGAAAATATCTGATCGAGAACAGCTTGAAGACGCGCACCGAAAAGCTGCGCCAGTTCGAAACGCTGTACAAGTTTTTCGATAATCCGCCGGCCCCGCTGGCAGAAATCAAGCCTATCCACATAAAACAGTTTCTGGCCTGGCGCGTGAAGCTGACGCAAGACGCATTGCGCGCGGATAACAAGGAAGTCGAGGGACACGAGGGCCGTGTCGCGGCGAACCGTGAGAAGTCTCTTATTTCGCATGTCTGGAATGCTGCCCGTGCCGAAGGTCTGACGGACTTGCCGAATCCATGCGCGGGCATCAAGTCGTTCCGAGAATTCGGCCGCGATACCTACGTCTACGACGAATTGTTCAAGGCGGTGTGGGAGAAGGCCGACGTGCCGACCCGCGAGGCAATGGACCTTGCCTATCTGACCGGCGGCCGGCCGGGCGACCTGTTGAAGATCGACGAAACGCATTTGCGCCAGGGGTCCGTCGAAGTGACTCAAAACAAAACCGGGATGAAGCTGCGCATTGCCATCGCCGGCGAGCTCGCCGAACTCATCAACAGAATCATCGCCAGGAAGCGGGCAATCGCCGGCAAGGTCGTCTCGACCAGGTTGCTCGTGAACGAAGAGGGTCAGCCCTTAGGAAAATACGCCCTGCGGTTCCGTTTTGAGGATGCCCGCGCCGCCGCCGGCATCGAAGGCGACGATTTCCAGTTCCGCGACCTGCGCGCCAAGGCCGCGACCGACAAGACGGATAGCGACGATATTCGGGACGCGCAGCAACAGCTTGGACACACAAGCGTCACGATGACGGAAACCTACGTCCGCAAGCGCCGAGGTCACAAGGTCATGCCAACGAAATAGAAAAGTCACCCTGTGGCAAGTTGCTATGCGGCTGTAAAATCGCCATAGAAAACTAAATCATGGGGTGGAGATGAATAAGCGGTCGGAGATTATTTGCACAAGTGTCGTTGTCGCGTGGTTTCTAGTTGCGACAGTAGTAACAATGTCGGCAATTAAGGAACGAATGCCAATCGGGATCTGGCGCGATAGCTGGGAATTTGTAAAATTTATCATTGGGCCGGCAATCGGCGCGGGCATGGCTTTTTACGTAAATGACTACGTTCATAAGCAGCGAAAGAAAAACGACGAGCGGATACTGATCTATGGAGCAACCTTTGCTATTACTTCGATGCTTGGAGACTTCCTCAATTTGAAGGTGGTTGTCCGCGATATGCTGGCAGATGCTGCCGAAAATATGGCTCGTAAGAACATCGTGGGCGCTCCGCTTGTCGACTATGCTTGGCCTCACGTGATTACTTTTGTGGAAAAGAACGGTGTGGATTTGGCATCGCTTCATTTTCTTTTGCCCCTTCGCGAAGGTCAGGTGGCATTTCAGCAGTTGCAACACCTGGAGCGCTGCTATAAACATCTCATTTCGACTCACGAAGGCCTGAACGAAGCGCTGCTTGAAAGACAAACAAAGATGTCCGCCGCGCATGCCGAGTATGTTGCGACTCCCGACGAATCTAAAGTCGAAAAAGAAATTGAGATCGTCGGTCTAAAAACCTTGGTCGCAGCGAGAGATTATCTAGTCGGGCTAGTTGAGCATGTTCAGCTAGACGAGCAAATCTATATCGACGCGACGAACGCGCTAGCGGCCGCAGCAGATATTTACCTTAAAGAAGCGACACCACTGAAACATCGCGGCTATCCGGACGCCCCCCATCTCGAGGCGAATTTGCGACCTCTTCCACGGCCATTTGAGGCCGCTTTAGAGAAGCGAAAACCATAGGATAAGCCGCGCCTATTAATGTGAGGCGGACCGCAGTCGCAGTGATCGCGTCAATATTCGCCCCGTCTCGGGTAGGAAACATGGAAAGATGGACGCCGCCTTTCACTGATAAATAGGTGAATTCAGATGCGAGTGATTTCACGACGAAATCACGGAAGTAGAAGAATTGCGAAGCAAAGGCATATTTGCGAAGCAAAAAGAAAAGGCCCACCGAGCGGTGGGCCTTTTAAATACTGGTGCTGGCTGCAGGACTTGAACCCGCCACCCCCTGATTACAAGTCCGCCGCGAAAATGATTTGAATCAACTGCTTACGGTCTTTTTTGCTTCGCACTTTATGAAAAATTGGTCTCGCAAAGCCTTACTGGGCCTTGCTCATTTAGAAGTTGCGAAGCGGAATATGGCGTGGACAAAGCGAGTTAAATTTACACAGATGCTACATTGCCTCTGAGTCCGCAAACGACAAAGTTTCCAAGGAGAAATAAGTGAGCGCTGAATTTTTCAGTTTGAAAGGCCCTCGGGACATGCTAGAGAAAGCGAAGCGAGAGCGGCTTCGACTTGCCGAGTTGCCGACCGTAGACAATGCTTTCAATTTCTTTGTTACTGCCCGGCATATTGTTGATTATGCGAAGAAGGCCAGTTCAATCAAGCAAGTTTTGATCAACAATTTTGAGCGTGACGATGACATCAAGGCTCTCTGTGATATCGGCGACAAGGGAAAACATTTAACGCTGACACGCAATGACCGAATTGACCCTGTGGCACAGAGAAAGGCGGTCGGCTTTTTTAATGCGCCTTTTGGGACTGTGCCGTTCGGCCATGTAACGATGATTTGGATATTGGAGATAGATGGGAAGCGAGTCGATCTGTTTGAATTTGCGGATAGAGTTATAGAAAAATGGGAAAAATTTCTTTCCGAGAACGAGCAATAATCAGACTTGCCACCACTTCAGCAAGAATTCAGGCGTAATAATTGATTAAGGCAGTTCGATGGCGCTCGACCACTATGTCTCGCAGGTTCATCTTAAAAACTTCTACGCGGAGAGCCTGGGAAGTCGTCTCTATGCAATACGCAAGGCCGATTTGCACCCCTTTCCGGCCGCATCGAGCGCGATATGCCGCATCGACGACGGAAGTACCAATACTTATCTGACCGAGCCGCGCGTTATTGAAGAATTTCTGAAGGAAATCGAGCCCAAATACAACAAGGCGATAACTTGGTTGACCACGACTCCGGCCGTCGACCACACGTTGTTATTCGCCTTGTCTGGGTTCATCGCCTATGTCCTGAGTTGTTCGCCGACAGCTATGAGGACGCATGCCGACCAATTAGCATCAACGCTAGAGGAAACAGCTCGGCAACTTGACAAGCGCGGCCAGATCGCTGCGCCGCCGCCATCACTCGCGGGCGCAACTCTTACCGAACTGTTGAACAACCGCAAAATCACGATAGACGTTGACCCCAAATACCCGCAAGCCATCGGTATCGCTCAAATATTTTCTTCTGCTCAGACGCTGGGCAACTTTCATTGGGAAGTGCTGATCAATGAGCACGCGGACAGTCCGTTCTTCACAAGTGATTTCCCTGTAACAATTGAAGAAGGCGAGCATCCGTTTATTCTTAATCGCATTGTGCCTCTGACACCACGTATTGCCGTGCGCCTCCGCCCTCGGCTAGATGTTGACCCATCCGAGATGGACTTTAGCTACGCATATTTTACAAAGCGGCTAATGAAGGTATCGCGCAACGAAGTGATGGCTGTGAATCGCTTAATTGTTCGGTGTGCGGAAAAATTAGTCTTCTACAGCCAAGATTTGCCCTGGATAAAAGGTTTCGTCAAAAAAACGCCGCCTACCGGTTAGAAATGAAGACGAAAACGCTCCCCCATGGGAAAGGCGTGGCTCTTTGGTCTCGCTTCCATATTGAGCCGACCAACACGATAGGGCCGAAGTAGAACGGTCTAGGACACGTTTTTTACAGCAGCGCGAACCTCTTCCACCTCCGCTCAAAAAACGCCTCTCCGGTGCGTCAAAATGCGTCAAAAACGATCTCGCCCGGCCTGGCTTCTATGTCACGCTGGGCTTCGTTTTACTGGTGACGCATTTTTGAGTCAAAACAGCCCTAAGTAACCGGCAGGCGCGGGGTGGGGGCAACTGCGCGCGCCAGCCTGAAATCTCCACAAATATTTCATATTGACAACATTTTAAGGCATCACCATAGGCGGCTCAGGACGGCCAAGGTGAGGCCGTGACAATCGGCCTGCCCAACCCACGCCGGCATTCTTGTCGCCTTGTATGGTCCCTCTGCGTGAGTCCTTGCGCCCGCTCCTTCGTCACGGCAATCAGGGGCGAAATCACGGCATTGCTTTGACAGTTTGTAATCGATCGATTACAATGACTGCATGTTCTCAATAAAACCACTCCCAGAATTCACGGCATGGCTCGACGGCCTGAAAGATTCCTCGGTTCGCGGCCTTGTCGTGGCAAGAATCAAAAGATTGGAGCGCGGACTCATGGGCGACGTTGAGCCGGTTGGCGAAGGCGTCTCTGAACTTCGCATTCATGTGGGGGCGGGATGGCGTGTGTATTTCACGCAGCGCGGCGCGCATGTGGTCGTGTTACTCGTTGGGGGCTCCAAGCGTTCGCAAAAGAACGATATCAAGCGCGCTAAGGCGCTCGCAGCGATGTTGGATTAACGGAAGGAAATGACTATGACCAAACGAATTAAAGTTGACGAGTTGCCGGAGTTCGACGCCGCCCCTTATCTCGATAACGAGGAAGCCATTGCGGCCTATCTCACCGACATTCTAGAAGCGAACGACGCGGCTTTGCTGGCGTCGGCACTTGGCGACATCGCGCGTGCTCGTGGCATGGGCGAAATTGCCAAGTCGGCAGGCATTACACGCGAGGCGCTCTACAAGGCTTTGCGCCCGGGCAGCGCCCCGCGCTTTGATACGGTCAACCGTGTCTGCGCTGCGCTCGGTGTGCGCCTGGTAGCGCAAGCTGTGCATAGTTGATCGCGCACGAAGTTCCTACTGTCACCGTCCGTAAATAGATAAGGCCGCATCGTGCGGCCTTATCTTTTTTATCTACCGTTGCGCGCTCGCGCCGCCTCTTCCTTCTCGTAGTCGTCCCTGCAATCGTCATTGCAAAACAAAATCTCAGGCTGTAACGTCTCATCGCAAAAATGACAGCGGCAATCCGGCAGCAAAACCGGCCGGCGGCGCACGGCGGCCAGGCCCGCGGATACGGTTGCAAAAATTCGGTTGTCAGCGATATCGGCGTGGTCGCTCATGGTCTATTCCCCCGTGGATAAGTTGTAAGGATCAAAGCTGATGACTTGTTCGCCGGCCCATTCATTGATTGCCTCGAACTGCGATTGCAGCGGCGCAATCTCATGGCGTGCGAAGACATTGGCGGCCGGCACGATGGCGCCGAAGCCGCCCGAGTTGCTCGGAACGATGCCCAGCAGTTGCGGCGGCACGCGGTGCGCCGCGAGCACGTCGTCGCGTGTGGCGGCTTTGATGTTGAAAAATTCGTCCTTGGCGGCAATCTCGGAGACCGGCAAAATCTGGATGCCGTCTTTCTTGCCGCCCGGTGCGTACATGAACAAATTGCGGAAGTTGCCCGGCCCTTTGCTCTCACGCAGCGCGCGACGCAGGCCGTCTACATCCTCCTGGCTGTTGGCCGTGTCGGTCATGTACATGATGAAGCCGGCATGCGAACCGTTCTTGTAGTAGCGCCGGCGAAACAGCGTCGCCGATTCATTGAGCCACGCGGATTGCAGCGCGCTCAGATACTGCGGCACGCCGTACAGTTCTTGATTAACGTCGGGCTCCATCATGTGCCAGACCGCGCCGGGCTCGAACTCATAGGACGCCTGCCCGTTTGTGACGAAGAAGTAGCGGCCATCCTCGACGCCGCGCCGTGTGTATTTCGCAAGCGAAGGCTTGATTCTCAGCAGGCGGTTTGTGGCGCTGCGCCGTGCCTCGGCGTAGCAGTTGCCGAACGTCAGATGATCGAGCGCCAGGCGCTTAAAATCCTCGCGCGACAAGATCGGCGACGGCTTGAAGGTCGAAGTCAAAATGTTCACTTTGAATAGGATCGCGCTGCTGTGGTGAACGCTGGCCGTGAACGACTTTGCCAGGCCGCCCAGGTCAACCGGCGGCTCGTACCAGTCGCCCACGCGCCAGCACTCGAAGCAATCGAAAATCTCTCTGCTGTCCAGCACCGAGACGGGATCGCCAAACGTGAACGCCTCGACCCGGCCGGCGGGTTCCGTGGTCGCCGCCGGCGACACGTCCGCCAATGGCCGCGCGCCGCCGTATTTCTTGTTCTTTCTCATGCGTACATCTCCATAAACGATTGACTGGTTTGTGTGCCGCCTTCGAACGGTTCGTGATCGAGGGCATGCATCACCGCCCATGCAAGGTCTGCATGGCCGGTTTCTTCTGAGCGTCCGGCGTCATAGGTGACGGCGCGGCCGCTGGGGGTGAGTGTTTTTCGAATCGCCATGAACGATTGCGCGATGTCCGTCCATCCAGCATCGAACTGCAAGCGGCCTTTATAGATAACGTTCTGCGCTTTTAAGACCATGCGCGTTTTCACTTCGGGCGAATAGTTGATCGC